TCAGGACTCCCTGTCAGCAGCCTCGTGCGCCCTACGTGCGCCCGAATCCTGCAGACGTCGTCGATCGAGCGCCCCGCGAGCACGGTCCATGCGCGTCGTCGTGCTGTGCAGGTAGCGCTCGACGGCGCGCAGCGAGCCGTGGCCCATCAGGTCTCGGATCTCGTGCGGAGGCACGCCCTGCTCGGCGAGCCACGAGCCGTAGGAGTGCCGGCAGTCGTGCGGCGTGGGGCGCGGCTCGTCGAGCTCGGCCCGACGCACCGCGGGGTTCCAGACCCGCTTGAGCCAGTTGCTGTAGTCGAGCGGGCGGCCGTCGCTCTCGGTGAACAGCAGGCCAGCCAGGTCGCGCCTGGCCATGTGGCGCGAGAGACGGGCCACGAGCTCGTCGGTGAGCGGCACCTCGCGCTGGCCGGCGGCGCTCTTCGGCTCGGCCTTCACGCGCCGGCCGCGCTCGATCACCTCCTGCACGCGCACCTGGCGGCGCATCAGGTTGACGCGGAAGCCGTGCAGGCCGGCGGCTTCCTCCCAGCGCAGCCCCGCCTCGAGCATGAGCAGCACGAAGAGCTGGGCGGCCTCGTCGGGCTCGCGCGGGTAGGGCTGGTCGCGCGAGACGCCCTTGCGCTCCCCCGTCGGCCGCGTGAGCGCCTCGACCAGGGCGTCGGCCTCCTCGATCGACAGGATGCGGTCGACGTGCTTCGGCACGCTCGGCACGTCGATGGTCTCCGAGGGGTCGACGCGCAGCAGCTTGTGCCGGGTCGCCTCGTGCAGCACTTGCTTGAGCAGTCGCACAGCCGAGGCCGCGGCGTGTGGGCCACCGCGCAGAGCGGTCGCCCACGCCTCGACGTCCCACGAGCCGATCTTGTCCATCGGCCACGAGCCGAACGCCGGCTCGATGTGGGTCCGCCACACGCTGTCGCGCTTCGCCGCGGTGGCGCTCTGGACGCGCCAGGTGGCCCGCCAGCGCTCCCACCAGTCCCCCAGCGTGATCTTCCCCGCCGCGGGGTCGACGAAGTCTCCACGGCGCATCTCGGTGGTCTTCGCCTCGGCCCACTCGACGACGACGCGCTTGAGCGTGTCGGTCTTCGTGTAGCGCTTCCCGCTCGGGTGCTTCACGATCGCTTGCCACTTCCCGCTGGGCAGCTTGCGGTAGCTCGCCACGTCAGGCGCCGATGCCCTCGTGTACCGACCACACAACGCGGTCGACGTGCTCCCGCTCCTCAGCAGTCAGCGTCGCCAGCCGGACGTCGAGCAGGTCGCAGATCACACCGAGGTGCGCCGCGGCGTGCCCATGGTGCGCCGTCACCGCGAGCTCGCGCGCCACGACGTCTAGGTCGGGCAGCAGGATGCGCGCAGCCAGGGCGTCCGCCTCGGCCTCCACGCGCTGGTCGAAGAAGTCGTTGCCGCACGGCGCGGGGTGCTCGAGGATCACGTGCGCTAGCTCGTGCACGATGGAGCAGCGCCAGCGCTTGCCGCGCAGGTCGGTGCGCATCGCGATGATGCGGTGCTGGGGGAACCACTGCGCGTTGCGTCCGCGGAGCACGGCCTGATCCTGGGTGTAGCGGACCTCCACGTCCGGCACCGAGGCCAGCAGGTCGCGTGCACTGATCGTCATTCTCTCGTCCCGTCGTCCCGTCGCTTGGGCTCCGCGGCCGCCGGCAGCTTGGCCAGGTCCGCGTCCGTGACGATAGGCGCGGGGTCTGACACTCGACTCGCGCGTCGAGCGGCCAGGTCGTCGCCGGACGACGCGGCGTCACGTGCCCGGGTCATCAGGTCGATGGGGTCGAGGTCCAGTGCGCCCGCGATGCGCTTCAGGTCGGGCACCGTGATCTCCACCCGCTTCCCGGTGCGGGGATTCCCGCCGGCGATGCGTGACGTCACGTACTGCGGGTTGACGCCGATGAGCGTCGCGAGACCTCGCGCCGACAGATCTCGCCGCCCCATTTCGGCCTTGATCTCCAGGACGAGGGCGGCAGAGAAGCGCTCGAGGTACTCGTCGCTCGGTGCAGGTGTCATACGAGCAGCGTTCCACCTGAATGATTTTTAGTCAATACGTATGGCGAACTTGACAGTGTGTGATTAAGCATTCATCGTCTTCGTATGACGAATCACTCGACCGCCGAACGGGTCGCCGCCGAGGTCCGGGCGCAGATGGCTCGCCAGCGCAAAACGCAGGGCGACCTCGCCGAGGCGCTGGGCATCAGCGAGCACACGGCGGGGCGGCGCATGCGCGCACTGGTCCCCTTCGACGTCGTCGAGCTCGAGCGGATCGCGCTCTGGCTCGACGTCCCAGTCGCCACCCTGTGGGGCCCGGGCGACACCCCGACGGCAGTGGCGGGCTGACGATGGCCGCCACCAAGAAGACGCAGCTGCTCTCCGTCGCCGAGGCCGCCGAGCGGCTCTCGTGCTCGCGGGGCCACGTGCTCAACCTCGTGGCCCGCAAGGAGCTGCGCGGCGTCGAGATCGGCATTGGCCGAGCCAAGACGCGCGTCTACGAGGCGGACCTCGAGACGTTCATCGCCGAGCGCACGCGCAGCGCCTGACCCACCACAGACCGGGGGCCGGCCCCGCGTCCAACGAGAACCGGCCCACCAGCACGAACAGGAGCAGTCTCCCATGAACGACACCCCCACCCCCATCGGCGCGCAGGACAGCACGCCGAACATCGCTGAGTACGTCGACGAGCTCGACCGTGCGCGCCAGGCCATGGCGAGCCACCTGGCCGAGGTCCAGCGCCTCGACGCCGTCGTCGACCAGAAGCTGATCGTGCTGAACGGCCGGGCGAACGCCCTGGCGCACGCGGTCAAGGGCCTCGTCGACCACGTCGACCTGCCCCCCTACGTGGTCGACATGGTCCAGGACTGGGACCGGGCCAACCGGGCTCTGCTCGCCGCGCTCGACCACGCCTCGCAGGTGGTGGCGTCGTGAGCGCGCAGCTGCTGGTCCTGCTCATCGTCCTGTCCCCCGCGGTCGTCGGCCTGGCCGTCGCGGTGCGCGACACCTACCGGGCGCGCCGTCACCCGTCGTGGGGGGGTCGGCGATGAGCCGCCACGACATGCCGCTCGTGCACCCCGACGAGCCGACCGCGCGCGAGGAGGCCGAGGCCGAGGACTTCGCCATCCTCGTCGAGCGTGAGGCGGGCTGCCCGTCCGAGCGCTGCCCGGGCCTGACGATCTGCGAGCCGTGCGGCGGCATGGTCTGCGCCGAGCACACGCACGGCGTCGCCGAGTGCGTCGAGGTCGGCGAGCACCACCTGCGCTGCGTCGACGGGTGCGAGCACTGCGCCGACGTCCGGGCGCGCGAGCGGGCCGAGGAGTCCGCCTGGGCCGCGCGGAGCGAGCGGGGGTGCGTGGCATGAGCCGCTCGCGCCAGTCGGCCAAGGCCGCCGGCTCCCGCTTCGAGCGCTCCATCGCGGACTGCCTCGCCGAGCTCGTCGACGACCGGATCGACCGGCGCGTGAAGACGGGCGCGAAGGACCGCGGCGACATCACCGGCGTCCGCCACCGCGGCGAGCGCCTGGTCCTGGAGTGCAAGGACTACGGGGGCCGGTACAGCGTCGGCCCGTGGCTGGCCGAGGCCGAGGCCGAGCGCGGCAACGACGACGCCCTCGCCGGGCTCGTGGTCGCCAAGCGCCGCGGCACGACCGACCCGCTCGAGCAGGTCGTGTTCATGACCGTGCGCGACCTCGTGGCCCTGCTCACCGGTGAGCGGGTGGACCGATGACCGCCGCGAACACCTGGTGCCCCGTCTGCCAGGTCCATCTGGCCACCCCGCTGGGCAAGGCGTGCCCGGTGTGCACCGGCCGTGGGCGGCACGTCGCCGAGCCGGCGCCCGTTCTGCGCGACCCGGCCGTGGCCCGCGTGCCGGTGCCGCCGCGCGAGAAGCGGTGGTGGCGACGATGAAGGGCTCGAGCCTGACGCATGTCGCCGGCGGGGACGCCCCACTGCCGCCGCTGCACGTGCCCTACGGCGCGCCGAAGCCGAAGCAGGTCGGTCTCGACTGGTCCTCCATGCGGCCGCGCTTCGAGGACGACGCCGCGCCCACCGCGCGGGTCCGGCGGTGTCACGTCTGCGCCGCGCCCGCCGACTCCCCCGATCCCGGCCGATGCCAGCAGCACTACGACGAGGTCCGCGAGGCCGACCCGTACCGCCAGCACGACACGACCATCCAGACCAGCACCACGGAGGTGCCCATGCCCGAGCTCGTCACCAGCACCGAAGGAGCGCCGACCGTCGTCACGACCTACGTGCGCGACGCCGCCCTCGTGCTGTCCACCACCGAAGGCCACCCGGACAAGCTCGTGCGCGACCTGCGCAAGCTCGCCGTGCAGGCCATCCAGGCCCTCGCCACCGCGGCAGGGCCCACGAACGCGCCCGCCTCGACCAGCCGTGCGGCGACCCTCCCTCCCACGCCCTACACGAGCTCTCCCAAGGTCGAGGCGGGTGTGCCCGCCGCGGAGATCCGCCTGTGGGCGAAGAGCGAAGGTCTCGACTGCCCGAAGTTCGGGCGCGTCCCCGACTCGATCAAGGAGGCGTACGTCCGCGCCCACGAGGCGGGTGCGGCATGAGCACCGGGCTCGAGCGCCTGCTCGCCGCCCGTCCGTGGATGGACGAAGCCCTGTGCGCCCAGATCGACACCGAGCTGTTTTTCCCTGAGAAGGGCGGCTCGACCAAGGAGGCGAAGCGGGCGTGCTCGCTGTGCCCGGTCCGCGAGCAGTGCCTCGCCCAGGCGCTCGCGGACCGTGAGGCGCACGGCATCTGGGGTGGCCTGTCCGAGCGTGAGCGGCGCAAGCTCGTGAAGGCCGAGGACATCCCCGCCCCGTCGCGTGAGCGGGTCCTGAGCACGGACCGCCTGCGCGCGCTGCATGCCGCAGGGATGACCGACGGACAGATCGCGCGCGAAGTCGACTGCAACACCGCGACCGTCCAGCGCGCCCGCTCGCGCATGGGCCTGCCCGTCAACACCGCGCCGCACCGCCCGGAGCGCGCGGCATGAGCGACCTGAGCAAGATCCAGAAGCGCCACGCCGACATCCCGCAGGACAGCCTTCTCGGGCTCGAGGAGGTCGACGCTGGCACCGCGCTGGCACCCGTGAAGCGCAAGACCGCGAAGACCGCTGGCTACGCCGTCTGCCCGTCGCACCGCTTCGAGCGCACCGCGCGCAACGACGGCAAGACCAGCCTGGTCCGCGACGCCGATGGCGAGCTCGTGTTCCGCGAGCACACCAAGCGCGTCGGCTCCATGACGCTGCGCTGCCCCGGGTCGGGCGTCGCTCCGGAGGTCATGGAGTGAGCAACTCAGCGCAGCAAGCCCTCCGTGCCCATGTCGCGCTCAAGGTCGAGGAGGGCGACCAGCAGTTCACGTGCGCTGTCGCGTTGGGTGTCGAACCCAGTCGAGTTGACGAAGGTGTCCATGGCTTCGAGGACGGCGTGGACACGCGCTCTGATCGTGGGTCGGGCCTGCATGCGCTGGAGCATCTGGAGGAACAGGACGCGGGCATCCGCGTACTTCCGTGGATCGACCTGAGCTCCCAGCGGACCGTGAGCAACCAGCGCGATGTCCGTGCTCAGGATGCTCGAGGCGCGCACTGCTCCGATGAACAACGAGCGCTCCGAGTCCAGGGCGGCCGCTTCGGACTGCCGAGCCGCCGCCTCGTCCTCTCGAGTCTCCTGGCGCTTCGCCTCGTCCACGTCGTGCCCCAGTTCCACCAGACGAAGTTCCCGGGCGCTTCGCGCGCTTCCGTCGGCGACGGCCCAAGAGCTCACCTGGCCGATGAGCAGTACGAGGACAGGGACGAGTCCCGAAGCGGTCAGGCGGCTGGCGCTCCCGTCCTCCCATGGGCGCAAGGTCCAGGTGACCAGCAGCAGCACTACGACGATCGTGACCCCGTACACCAGTGCGGGAGCAGACGGCTTCTTCATGCTCTGCAACCTACTGCGATCAAGGACGCCCGGTGACCGCCGTGGACGATGCGCGAGGGCGAGACGTGAGCGGGTTGACACCCGCGGAGTCAGAACCCCGCGCCGCGACCGAGGCTTTCGACGCTGTTCCGGTCGACCCAGACGATCAGATCAGCCAGCGTCTCGGAGTTCTGGCGCGCGAGTTCGGCCAGCGCTCCGACGACCCGGGCCGAGTCGTTCCCCAGGTCGGAGTCGGCGAAGTCGTTGAAGTCCTGCAGGTTCTTGGCGTTCTGAGCGGCGAGCGCCCTCAGCGTGCTGTTCGTGACGTTCATGGCAAGACCGTAACGCCTCCAGTGACCTCTGCCGGCTCGCTCGTCCACAGCCACCAGGACCAGCCGTGACCCCGCCCGTGCGCGAGTGGCTCGTCCTCCTCGCCCTCGCCCTCTGCCTGGCTGCCGGCGCGACCCTCGCGCTCGAGCAGAACGCCCAGCACGACCCGACCTGTCAGGAGACCCGATGAGCATCACCACCCTCGGCGAGCCGGACGCCTGCGACCTGCCCGCCCCGCTGCAGCGCACGACCACCGAGCCGCGCATGGTCGGCCGCGAGCTGCTCGACCTGATCCGCACGACGATCGAGCGCCACCCGCGCTCGCTGCAGACCGCGATCGGCCCGAGCGAGATCGGCCAGGCGTGTGCCCGCCGGCTCGGCTACAAGATGCTCGGCCAGCCCGAGCGCTCCGACCAGCCCCCGAACTGGAAGGCCACGGTCGGCACGGCGCTGCACTCCTGGCTCGAGGACATGCTCGACGCGGACAACCTCGACTACGCCCAGCGCACGAACAGCGGGCTGGAGCGCTGGTACGTCGAGACGCGCGTCGACGTCGGCGAGATCGACGGCGAGACGATCACCGGCTCGTGCGACGTCTTCGACCGCGTGACCGGCACCGTCATCGACTGGAAGACGACCGGGCCCACGATGCTCAAGAAGTACGTGCGCAAGGGCCCGAGCTCGGAGTACCGGACGCAGGCGCACCTGTACGGGCGCGGCTGGCAGCGCCGCGGCATGACGGTGCGCAACGTGATGATCGTCTTCCTGCCGCGCGACGGGGCCCTGGCCGACGCCTACGTCTGGCACGAGCCCTACGACGAGCAGATCGCTCTGGACGGGTTGCTGCGCGCCACCGGCATCGCCATGGCCACGCGGCTGCGCGGGCACGACGCGCTCGAGCACCTGCCGACCGCGGAGTCGTACTGCCGGCTCTGCCCCTTCTACTCCCCCGGCTCGACCGACCTGCGTGTCGGCTGCCCGGGCGACGCCGCGGTGGCCAACAAGCGCCCCGCGCCGGCTCTCACGCTCGAGGGCTGACCCACGATCTTGGCCGCCTGCGCGGCCAAGCGGCATCGCGCCGATACCACCACCACGACTGACCAGCGATCCAGCGAATCAGCGAACCCACACCAGGAGAGATCATGAGCGACTCGTTCGACCTCAGCGGCAACGGCGGGAACATCGGCTTCTCGTTCGGCCCCCAGGGCGCCCAGCCCGGCGCCAGCATCACCGGCACCATCCTCGACATGAAGGAGGTGCAGCGCACCAACTACGACACGAAGAAGCCGGAGTTCTGGGACAACGGGGACCCGAAGATGCAGACCCGCATCACCCTGCAGACGGACCTGCGCGACCCGAGCGTGCCGAACGACGACGGCAAGCGTGAGCTCTACCTGGACGGCCGCAAGAAGCCGACCGACACCGGCGTGAAGTCGCGCATCTGCGCGGTGCTCGACGCCGTGCGGGAGGCGACCGGCGGGACGTCCATCCAGCGGGGCGGACGGCTCACGGTCACGTGGGTCTCCGGCATGGGCTTCTCGGGTGACCCGAGGAACTACACCGCCTCCTACGCGCCGCCGGCGATGGACCTGGCGGGCGGCGGTGCGTCGGCCCAGCAGGCCCCGCAGGTCGTTCAGCAGGCTCCGGCGCAGCAGTACTCGGCTCCGCAGGCCCCTGCCGCCCAGCCGCCGGTGCAGCCGCAGCAGCCCGTCGCACCCCAGCCCGTCGCTCAGGCGCCGGCCGGGCCGGACCAGGCGCAGATCGAGGCGCTGCTCGCCGCCCAGGTCGACCCGCGAACGGTCTTCCCCGGCGTGGTGCTGACCGACGCGCAGGCCGCGCGGCTCCCCCAGCCCGTCCAGGGCTGACCGGCTCCGGGCCGTCCTGCACTGCACGCAGGGCGGCCCGGGCCACCCCATCGTCTTCCACCCCCACGCGAGAGGCCACCCACCCGTGACGACCCCGCTCTCCTTCGCCGACCTGCTCGAGCTGCTCGGCCACGGCTCGCACGTCGCCGTCTGCCACCAGCGCCCCGGCGGCATCTTCTCCTCCTCGGTCGTCGCGGCTGCCGACGCGCCCGCGGTCGTCGAGACCTTCGCCGGCTCCAACGTCTGGTTCGGGGTCCAGCCGGTCATGGGACCCGCGCGCGAGAACGCCGGCCGCGGCACGGCCGAGCAGGTGCTGCGCCTGGCCGGGCTCTACGCCGACCTCGACGTGAAGGCCGGCGGCATGGGCTCCTCAGATGCCGCCTGGGCCGTGATCGCCACCGTGAGCGAGCAGCTGGGCTCGCGCCCGAGCGCCGTGGTGCTCTCGGGCAACGGGCTGCAGCCCTACTGGCCGCTCGAGCACGACGAGCGCATCACCGGCCCCGACGCCCGCGCCATGCTGCGCCGCTTCGGCCGGCTCGTCGCCGCGGCGGCCGAGCGGCATGGCGGCGCCGTCGACAGCGTCTACGACCTCGCCCGGGTGCTGCGCGTGCCCGGCAGCCAGAACCTCAAGGACGTGGACGCGCCCAAGCCGGTCATCGGCCTGACCGACACCGGCTTCGCCCTGGCCGCGTCCGACGTGCTCGAGCGCCTCGACGAGTGGGGCGTGCACGAGCAGGCCGAGGACCGCGAAGCCCTGAGCGCCGTCATCGCCCCCGAGGGCGACTGGGCCTACTCCGAGCGCGACTGCCACTACGTGCGCGCGATGGTCGAACAGTGGGCGACCGACTCTCCCGCTGCCCGCCACCCCTGGCTGCTATCCCAGGCCACCCGCGTCGCCGCTGCGCACCGCGTCGGCTGTCTGAGCCCCGAGGCGCACCGCCGCGCCGTGGACGCCCTGGCGAGCCGCTTCCGCCAGCTGCTCAGCGGCGGGGAGGTGCGCAAGGAGGCGCCCGGAGAGATCGCCGACGCGCTCGGCTGGGGTCGGGCGCGCATCGCCGTCAAGACCGACGAGCAGGCCCTCGCCGAGCTCGGCGCGCACACGCACGACAACGCCACCCTGACGCTCGTGGGCGGCCCCGCACCCACCCAGCCTGCCCCCGGCGCCCCTCAGGCGGCCCAGAGCGCGCCCGGGCCCGGCTGGACGCCCCAGGTGCTCCCCGGCGGCCAGGCGAGCGCCACGGCGACGAGCACGCAGCACGATGACACGCCGACGAACGGGGCGACCGCCCTGGCCCCGCAGCGAGCTTTGAGCACGCTGGAGCGCTCGGAGGACGGCCATGCTCAGCAGCTCATCGCCGCGTACGGCGAGCTGATCCGGTTCTGCCCCGAGCGCGAGAAGTGGCTGTGCTGGGACGGCATGGTCTGGCGCTGGCAGCCCAAGGGCGGCGGGCAGGTGCGCGAGTACGCCAAGACCATCGCCCGCACCTTCCCCGCCGGCGACACCGCGGCCACGAACCACAAGCGCCGCGCGCTCTCGGCCGCCGGGACCGCCGGCTGCCTGCGCCAGGCCGAGAGCGACGAGCGCGTCGTCGTCCGGCTCAACCAGCTGGACCGCCACCCCTGGCACCTGAACACCCCCGGCGGGGTGGTCAACCTGCGCACCGGTGCGCTCGAGGCCCCGGACCCGGCCATGCTCGCCACGAAGATGACGACGGCCGCGCCCGACTTCGACCGCGAGGACCCGAGCCTGCAGGGCTTCCTGGCTGACACGTTCGGAGACAACCTCGTGCTGCGCGACTACGTGCAGCGCCTGATGGGCGTGAGCCTCGTCGGCCAGGTGCTCGAGCAGGTGCTGCCCTTCGCGCACGGCCAGGGCGCCAACGGCAAGAGCACGCTGCTCGAGGCCGTCATGCACGCCGTCGGGATCGGAGAGTCCGGCTACGCCATCGCGGCGCCGGCGGAGATGCTGATGATCCGCAAGCACTCCGAGCACCCCGCCGAGCTCGCCCAGCTCGCCGGGGCGCGCCTGGTGGTCTGCTCCGAGCTCGACGACGGCCAGAAGTTCGCCGAGGCCAAGATCAAGCAGCTGACCGGCCGCGACAGCATCAACGCCCGCTTCCTCTACGGCCAGCCCTTCACGTTCAGCCCGACCCACACCATCTGGCTGCTGGGCAACCACCGGCCCCAGGCGAGCACCGGCGGCATGGCGTTCTGGCGCCGGGTCAAGCTGCTCGAGTTCAGCCGCATCGTCCCGCCCGAGCGCCGCGACCCCGCTCTGGGCGACAAGCTCGCTGCGGCAGCCCCAGCCGTGCTCGCCTGGGCCATCCGCGGAGCCGTCGACTACGCCACGAACGGGATGGGCGAGCCGGTCGACGTCTCGACCGCCACCGAGGCTTACGCGGCCGATCAGGACACCGTCGGGCGCTTCGTCGAGGACGTGGTCATTCGCACCCCGACCAACCCCGCAGCGCGGGTTCTCGTCGCCGAGCTGCGGGCCTCCTACGAGCGCTGGTGCAGCGACGCCGGGGAGTCACCCGCGAGCGCCCGCAGGCTCACCCAGGAGCTGCGCGACCGCTTCGGGATCGACACGACGAAGTCCAGCGGCCGGCGCTACTACACGGGCCTGACGCTCGCCTCGACGAGCGAGAACGACACCGACCTGCACTGGAGCGATCGGTGACCGCGCAGGTTGTCCACAGGGTCACTTGCTCCGAACTGTGGACAAGTTCGAGGGTCACTTGCTCCGAACTTCCAACGCTCACCCCCTCTGACCTGCGCAAACGTGATCGAGGGTCACTAGGGTCACTTGGTCCAGAAACTTCCCTCGCGTACGCGCGTATGTGCACGCGTGGCAAAGGTTTCGGACCAAGTGACCCTAGTGACCCTCAGGGCCCTGCCAAGGCGAGCCGATGAGCATGCCGACCTGGCTCAAGGCGCAGCTCGTCCTCGCCGGCCGATGGAACACCGACGGCGTCACTCGGACCGCCCGAGGGCGCCGCTGCGACGGGTGCGGCGAGGGCGTCCTCGTCGGCCTGGACGCCGACCTGTGCGCCGGCCCAGCCACCGTCACCCCGACCCCGCTCAGCACGCTCGGCGAGGCCGTGGCCCGGATGGGCGGCACCTGCACCTACCGACTGAGCATCTTCGCCGGCCGCCTCACGCTCGACTGCCGCGACCAGTGGACGATCCGCGACCAAAGCCCCGACGACCCCGACCGGACCTTCGACGTCGTCGCCGACCACGTCTGCGGCGGCCCGACCTGGCCGAGCACCACCAGCGCACTTCCCCGCCCCACCACCCGACAGGAGACCGCCGATGTCCCGTTCTGAGACCTGCGAGCACCTCGACCGACTGCGCCACGAGATTGCCCGCGACCTGCACGAGGTGGGCGACCTCAGCGGCATGTTGCGCGTCGAGGCGTGGCACCGCCACTCCGACCGCGACCTGCCCGGGGGGGACGCGCTGGCGATGCTCGGCCCGACGGCCGTCTCCTACGCCCACTTCGACCGCGAGGTGAACCGCGCCGAGGCCCTGTACTACGACGGTCGGGCCGCCGGCCGCCGCCCACGGTGGCCGGAGATCTACGACACCGATCTCGACCCTCAGCCCCCGCTGCTGGTGCTCGGCTCCTGGGTCGACATCGTGCGCAAGGAGCTCGGCCTGCCCGGTGCCCAGTGGCAGCCGTCCATCCAGCGCGAGCTGACGTTCCTGGTCAATCAGCTCGACTGGATCACTGGCGCCGACCTGACCGGCGAGCCCCGGTTCCCCGAGGCCGACGCCTTGGCCTACGACCTCGCCCGACTCCGCCGCCGGCTCGAGGCCGTCCTGCACGACTCCCCCGACGACCACTCCGTGCCCTGCATCCGCTGCACCGGCGAGGAGCGAGGTCGGCTGCAGCCGATCTGGGGCGAGGCCGTGGACGGCGAGGACGACCAGTGGCACTGCGCCCGCTGTGGCGCCCTGCTGACGCGCGAGGACTACCGCCGAGCACTGGCCGCCGCGCACCGGTTGACCGCCACCGCGCTGTGCGCGAGCGACATCCTGCTCGAGTACGGCGTGTCCATGGCGACCCTGCGGAAGTGGGCAGAGCGCGGCCACGTGCGCAAGCACGCCCGGGACGGCAGCGGCCGGGTGACCTACGACGTCGACGACGTGCTCGAGCGCCGTCGCCTCGCGGCCGAGGGGCACGACGGGAAGTTCAAGGCCGACGCGACGATCCGGGCGGGTGCTTGACACGTGCGATTCGGGGTGTCACTCTGGACCCCGGTTCGTCATGCCCTCGTGGGGCACGGCGAACCTTCGTGGTTCACCCCGCCCCATGCTGGGCGGGAGCGACCGTGACCAGCAAGTACGCCGGCCGCTCCACCCGACGCTGGGCGAAGATCCGAGCGCAGTTCCGTGAGTGGTGCGCCAAGCGCAACGAGCCGTGCTGGCTGTGCGGACAACCGATCGACTACGAGCTGCAGTGGCCCCACCCCATGGCCTGGTCGCCCGACCACTACCTGACCGTGGCCGAGCACCCCGAGCACGCCGAGGACATCGGCAACCTGCGGGCCTCGCACTTCGACTGCAACAACCGACGCGGCAAGGGCCCGATCCCGACCTCGCTCGGCCTGCGATCCCGTCCCTGGTAAGCCCCCCGTGCGGGGGAAGGGGCGTTCGGATCGTGGGGGCCGAGAGGGGCGGCCTGGAGTTCACCGGCAGTGCTCCTCTCCCCCCGAGGGTCTGAGCGCCCGCACGGGACGGGGGGTCGTGCGCACACGAGGAGGCATCGATGAGCGAAACCCCGGACAGCACCTGGACGCTGCAGGCCCTGCGCGGCTTCGCGGCAGAGCACGGCATCGAGCTGACGGGCCTGCGGCGCAAGGAGGACGTGCTCGCAAGGGTCAGCGGCGACCCGGACTCGCTCGTGGCCGCGACGGAGCGGTCGATCGAGGACGCCGTCCGACTCGGCGTGCTCGACCGCCGACTGAACGCCGGCCCGATCGAGGCGATCCTCGCGCTGGCCCGCAAGATCGACGTCACCGACGCGTACATGCAGGCGCTCGCCCAGGACGCCGAGCGCCACGGCACGCGCCCGCCGTCGCCGGACAACGTCTCGCTGTCTGCCTATCTGAAGTTCTCCGAGAAGCTGTGCCTGCTCCCCGGGCGCCCCGTCGGCGAGCAGCGCGCGCCCGGCTCTCGCCCGAAGACGCCCCGCGCCGAGCAGGTAGCGCCGCCGGCCGAAGCCGCGCCCGAGGCGACCCCGGACCCTCAGTCGGCTCCCACCGCCCTCCCCCAGGGCGCGGACCGGGCCGCGAAGCTGAGCAAGCTCCGTGGCGCGCACGCAGGCTGAGCCGCTGCGCGGGAAGACCACCCCGCGGATCTTCACCCCGCCGCTGCGCCCCCTCGAACCGAGGACACCACAGACCGAGCAGCACACGCTCGGCTACCAGGTCATCGACTTCGCCGACGAGATCCTGCGGGTCTCGCTCGTCCCGTGGCAGCGCTGGCTGCTCGTCCACATGCTCGAGCTGCTACCCGACGGCACGCCCCGCTACCGCACCGTCGTGGTCATCGTGGCGCGCCAGAACGGCAAGACGATGCTCTCGATCGTCCTGGCCCTGTTCTTCATGTACGTCGTCGGCGCCCGCACGGTTCTCGGCACCGCGCAGGATCTGGACACCGCCGAGGAGACCTGGCAGGAGGCCGTCAACCTCATCGAGGAGGACGAGTTCCTCGACTCGCTGAAGCACAAGGTCTCGATGACCAACGGCAAGAAGTACGTCGAGCTGAAGACCGGCGAGCGCTACAAGGTCAAGGCCGCCAATCGCCGCGCCGGCCGCGGCCTCTCGGGCGACCTCATCATGCTCGACGAGCTGCGTGAGCAGCAGAACTGGGACGCATGGGGCGCGATCACGAAGACGACCCTCGCCCGTGCCCGCGCGCTGGTGCTGGCCCTGTCGAACGCCGGCGACGCCACGAGCGTCGTGCTGCGCTACCTGCGCAAGATGGCGCACGCACCGCTCGGCGACCCGGACCGCCTCGGCGACCCCGAGGATCCGCTCGCCGACGAGACCGAGGGCGCCGAGCTGCTCGAGGACATCGATCTCGGCGAGGACACGCTCGGCATCTTCGAGTGGTCCGCCCACCCTGACGCCGCGGTCACCGACCGTGCCGCCATCGCACAGGCGAACCCCTCCTGCGGGTACACCGAGATGACAGAGCGCAGCCTGTTCTCCGCGATCCGCACCGACCCCGAGTGGGTCGTGCGCACCGAGGTGCTGTGCCAGTGGATGAACACCTCCCTGGACGGCCCGTTCCCCGAGGGCACCTGGGAAGCCACAAAGCCTCCGCGCGAGGAGCTGGCTACCGATTCGGGCATCAGCGCCGACTCCGACCTGATGTGGGCGGTCGACACCAGCCACGACCGCACGCGCAGCTACGTCGGCCTGGCCGGCTGGCGCGAGGACGGACGCCCGCAGGTCGAGGTCGTCGCCCAGCGCGGCGGCACCGCGTGGGTCGCGCCGTACTTCCGCGCCCGCTCAAGGCCGGCGCGCAAGGAGGACGGGCTGCCCAAGCGCAGCGAGCACCACGGCACCTACAAGCGCATCCGGGTGGTCGTGCAGGAGCGCGGCGCGCCCGCGTCCTCGCTGATCGACGAGCTCGACGCGATCCCTGGGGTCGAGGTCGTCCGCTGGGGCGGCAGCGACCTCGCCAAGGGCACCGGCGCGTTCTACGACGCCGTCATCCACCCCGACGGCCCTCAGCTCGTCACGATGCCCCAGCCCGTCCTCGACGTCGCGGCCAGCACCGCCGTCACGAAGCCGACCGCCGACTCCTGGCTGTGGGACCGCATGAAGTCACCGACCGACGCCGCACCCCTGATCGCCGTGAACGGCGCGCACTGGGGCCTGACGGCCGTCGAGCCCCCGCCCGAGAAGTCGGCCTACGAGGAACACGGACTCCTCGTCCTGGACTGAAGGAGATCGCCATGAAGGACCTGCGCCAGCACCGCGGCCGCCGCGTGCTCGTGGCGACCGAGGACGGGACCTTCGAGGGCCACGTCGAGGAGACGAGCGCCGAGTCGCTGACGCTGACCGGCCCCGCCGCGGTCGCGGACGACGGCGGACGCACCAGCATGGACGGCCACCTCGTCATCCCGGCTTCGCGCGTCCTGTGGGTGCAGGTGCCTCGGTGATCTTCGAGTCCCTCGGCCAGCTCGGGTCGCATCTCGAGCGCACCGGAGCCCAGCTCGAGGTCGTCGACCCCGGCGTGCCGCTGATCGACGCCGGGGGCACGCTCGACCACACCGCGATCTGGAAGTCCCAGCCGAGCGTGCGCAAGGTCGTGGACTTCATCGCTCGCAACCACGCCGCGATCCCGCGCAACCTCTACCGCCGCGTCTCCGACACCGAGCGCGAGCGCGTCACCGACCACCCGATCGCCCGCATGCTCTCGCGCCCCAACGGCACGCCGGCGATGACCGCGTTCCGTTTCGTGCACGCGCTGACCGTCGACTACTGCCTGCAGGACCGCTGGTGCGCCCAGCTCGCCACCGACAGCGGCTCCTACGAGCTGCACCGGGTGCCGGCCCGCAAGGTCCGCTTCAAGGCGAACGGCTACGACGAGGTCGAGGCCGTGAAGGTCTTCGTCGACGGCCGCTGGCGCGAGTACGACCCGAAGGACTTCGTCCTGGACCACGGCTACGCGCACTCGGGCGCGAACGGCACGAGCCCGATGGAGACCCTGGCCGCGATCATCGCCGAGCAGAACGAGGCGGTCGACTACCGGCGCGACCTGTGGAAGCGCGGCGCGCGGGTCGGCGGGTTCATCACGCGCGACAAGGAGTGGTCAAGCGACAAGGCTCGCAACCGCTTCACGCGCGACTTCCGCGAGTACCAGCGCGGCGGCTCGAAGGCCGGCGCCTGGGCGCTGCTCGAGGACGGCATGACGCCCCACGCGGCGACGCAGGTCAAGCCAGTCGACCTGGCCGACCTGCAGGGCCGCCAGCTGAGCGACGTCGAGGTGGCCTCGAGCTTCCACATCGCGCCCGAGCTCGTCGGCGCACGCGAGGGCACGTTCTCCAACATCGAGTCCTTCCGCAAGGCGCTCTACGGCCCCGCGCTGGGGCCCATCATCTCCGCCTTCGACCAGGCGCTGAACGCGGCGCTGACCGCCGACACCGACCTGTACATCGAGGCCAACGTCGAGGCGATGCTGCGCGGCACGTTCGAGGAGCGGCTGCAGTCCATGCAGTCCTCGATCGGTGCACCGTGGCTGACGCGCAACGAGGGTCGTGCCCTGGTCAACCGTCCGCCGGTCGACGGTGGCGACGAGCTCGTGGTCCCGCTGAACGTCCTCGTCGGTGGGCAGGCGAACCCGCGAGACTCCGCGCCGAAGTCCGACCCGGTCGCGAGACTCGAGCCGCCGGCCTCGGTCGGTCGCCGCCACAAGTCGCGCACCGTCCGCCTGAAGGCACGCGCCGACGAGACCGCCGACGCGAAGGTGCAGCAGGTGCTCGTCGCGTTCTTCGACCGCCAGGGGGCCGCAGTGCTCTCCGCGCTCGGCGCTGACGTTGACGACTGGTGGGACGGCGAGCGATGGGACCGCGAGCTCTCCGACGACCTCTACGCGCTCGCCGTCACGACGTCGAGCGAGGTCGGGCGCCGCTCGGCCGAGGCGCTCGGCTTCGACGGGGACGAGTACGACGTCGACCGCACACTGGCGTTCCTGCGCAGCGTCGCCGACTCGCGTGCCGGCATGGTGAACGCGACCACCCGCGACGCCGTCGCGGCGGCCGTCGAGGCCGACGACGAGGGGCCGGCTGACGTCTTCACCGACGCGCAGGAGAACCGGGCGCCTGTCTCCGCGGCCGCGCTGGTCACCACCTTCTCCGCGTTTGCGACCGTCGAGTCGGCTCAGCAGCTCGTCGGCACCCGCGCGGAGAAGACCTGGATTGCCACGTCTCGCAACCCCCGAGCTTCGCACGCCGCCATGAACGGCGAGACCGTCGGGCTCTCGGAGACCTTCAGCAACGGCATGGAGTGGCCCGGCGACCCAGCCGGCGGTGCCGACGAGGTCGCCGGCTGCCTGTGCGACCTCGAGATCTCGTTCTGAGCCCAGAGGAGGGCCCCAGCATGCTCGTCAAGACCGCACCCGTCGAGGTCAAGGCCGTCGACGCCGAGGCCGGCACGTTCGAGGCGATCGTCTCCGTGTTCGGCAACAAGGACTCCTACGGCGACAAGGTCGTCCCGGGCGCGTTCGCGGAGACGCTGCGCGAGTGGGCCGCGAAGGGCGACCCCATCCCCGTCTACTGGTCGCACCGCATGGACGACCCGGACTTCAACATCGGGTGGGTGCTCGACGCCAAGGAGGTCGAGTCCGGCCTGTGGGTGAAGGGCCAGCTCGACCTGGACAACCCCACTGCGACTTCGAAGGCCCCGCAGGTCCATCGCCTGCTGAAGGGCCGTCGGGTCACGCAGTTCTCCTTCGCCTACGACATCGTCGAGGCCGCGTTCGTCGAGACCGAGGACGAGTGGTGGTACGAGCTGCGGCAGCTGAAGCTGCACGAGGTCGGCCCCACCCCCATCGGCGCGAACCAGGACACCGAGCTGCTCGCGGTGAAGGCCGCCGCGGCGACCGCCCGCCACCTCGCGGGATCGGTGAAGGCCGGCCGAGTCCTCTCGGCTACCAACGAGACCTCTCTGCGCACGGCGCTCGAGTCCATCGAGTCGTCCGCCGCGGAGATCAAGAACGTGCTCGGCGCCCTCGGCACCGAGACCGAAGACGACAACGAGAAGGCCAGCGGTCACGACTCGGCCAAGGACGAGGCCCCCCGGGGCAAGTCCGAGGAGCTGCGTTTCAACCCGTCCGCGTTCGAGGAGTCGACGCTCCACGAGATCCAGCTCGCGACCGCGAGCTGACGACACCGGAAGGGAAGATCATGGAGAAGCACCTCCGCCTCCTCAAGGAGGCCCAGGCGGCGGCCAAGTCGGCGAGCGACATCGCCGCCAAGGCCAAGGCCGACGGCGACCGCGACCTCACCGAGGCCGAGCGAGCCGAGTACCAGAAGCACTACGACCTGGCCGTCGCGAAGAAGGCCGAGTCCGACCAGGCCAAGAAGGATGCCGACTCCCAGGCGCTGCTCGCCGAGCTCTCGGGCTCCAAGAGCGAGCCCGGCGACGACGCCCCCGAGGACGGGCGCTTCGAGCTGAAGGACCGCTCCGAGCAGCTCGACCTGAAGAGCTTCGGCGAGCGCTTCGTGAAGTCGAACGAGTACGTCGAGTTCCGCAAGGCGCACCCCACGGGCGTCGGCAACGGCTCCCCGGTCCAGCTCGGCCGCGTGAAGGTCGGCTCGCTCAAGGAGTGGCAGGCGCACCGCAAGGCGCTGACGAGCCCGCAGGCGCGCGTCCAGCCGACCCGCTACCCGACCATCGACCAGGTCGAGCGCGACCAGCTGACGTTCCTGGACCTGATCGGCCGAGGCACGACCGAGGGCGCGTTCGAGTACGTCCAGATCACGGGCGTGACCCGCAACGCCAAGATCGTGCCCGAGGCGACGAGCGGCACGGACGACGCGGCGCTCAAGCCGACCAGCGAGCTGGCCACGCAGCTGGCCGACGCGAAGCCGTACACCTACGCGGACGGCTACGACGTCACCAACCAGCTGCTCGCCGACGCCCCGGCCTTCGCCGCCTACATGGACGTCGAGCTGCAGTACTCGCTGAACTCGGTCGTCGAGGAGAAGCTGCTCAACGGCTCGGGCACCAGCGGCGAGCCGCGCGGCATCTACAACACGACCGGCGTCCAGCAGGTCACCTACACCTACGCGGCCGGGGCGGACACCCTCCCCACGGACGACGCGGTGAAGGCGTTCATCCGCGCGACCCGCCTGGCGATCATGCGGATCGTGCGCCTGAGGGGTGGTCGCGTCGACGCGATCGTCCTCTCCCCGGAGATGGACGCCGCGCTCGACCTGCTGCAGGACAACGACGGCCGGTACTACGCCGGCGGTCCGTTCGGCGGCGGCGCGGGCACCCTGCACGGTCGCCCCCGCGTGACCAGTGAGCGCCTGACCGACTCGCACGCCGTGCTCGGCGACTTCAAGCAGGTCGCCCTGCTCGACCGCGAGGGCCTGTCGGTGCTGGCGTTCAACCAGCACAAGGACTACGCGCAGCGCAACATGACGTACGTCCGCGCCGAGCTGCGGGCCTCCCAGGTCATCTGGAAGCCCAACCGGCTCGCGATCGTGAAGCCGGCCGCCTGATGAGCGCGCCGGACATGGTCGAGGTCCAGGGGGTTCTCTACACCCCCGAGGACGCCAAGCGCCTGAAGCTCGAGGCCGACCCGCTGCCCCCCGTGGGCGAGAAGCAGGTCGTCGTCGAGAAGCAGGCCCAGCCGCGCAACAAGTCGCGCTCGGCCAGCACGAAGGAGGCGTGACCATGGCCCTGGGCCCTGCCGATCTCATCGTCGACGCCACCGACCTGGCGAACCACCAGGCCGGCGACGAGGAGATGCTGCTCCGGCAGGCCCAGGGCAAGGTCCGCGACTACTGCGGGTGGCACGTCGCCCCCCGTCGCAACGAGGATCTCGTCGTCGACGGCGACGGGTCCTCGCTGCTCCACCTGCCCACGATGCACGTCACCGAGGTGGCGGCCGTGCTCGTCGACGACGAGCTGCTGGACCCGTCGAAGTACCGGTGGTCGGCGGACGGCATGCTCGAGCGCCGCGACGGCGCTCGCTGGCCAGCGGCCTTCCGATCCGTCAAGGTCACCCTCGAGCACGGCTACGACCCTGTTCCCGACGGGCTGGTCGCCGCGATTCTCGGCTACGCCGCCCGGCTCGGCGACTCCCCGGCGGGTCGTGTCCGTGAGCAGGTGGGCCAAGTCGGCGTCGGCTTCACCGCGACCGGCCTGCCGCTGACGGAGGCCGAGAAGGCCGACCTCGCGCCCTACAGGCTCACCCGCTGATGGCCCTTCCCTCTCTCGCCCGCACGACGGTCGAGATCCTTCACCCCGTCTTCGTCGTCGAGCGCGGTCACCGCGCCGCCGACTGGTCGCAGGACCCCGCCACGGTCGACGAGGTCCGCGGCTGCTCCTGGCAGCCGGGCGTCGGCCCCAGCGACAACCAGCACCGCGCGGCCGCCGCCGTGACCGGCACGCTCTTCATGCCTCCGGCCGCGACCATCGACCACCACGACCGGGTCCGCATCGCCGGGCGCGTCTACACCGTCAACGGCGAGCCCGAGCCGTTCGAGACCGGGCTCGGCCTCGACCACGTCGTCGTCCGGCTCGACCGCTGGGAGGAGTGAGGACCGTGGCCCGCATCCGGATCAAGATGAACCGCGCCGGCGCCCGCGAGCTCCTGAGCATCCGCAACGACGAGTTGCGCAAGAACATGCGCGAGCGGGGCGAGGCGATCGCAGCGGCCGCCGGCGAGGGCGTGACCGTCTGCGTCTTCCAGGGCCGTGACCGCGTGCGCGTGCACGTCGGCACCGAGAGCATCGAGGCCAAGCGCGCCGAGGCCGAGGACCGCACGCTCTCCGCAGCGCTGGACGCCGGCCGTGGCTGAGCAACTCGCTGCGCGAGTCGACGCCGAGACCTTCCTCTGCGACCACCTCGGCGTCGGCGTTCCGGTCGCCACCCGCACGCCCGACCCGCTCCCCGACGCCTGGGTGCGCATCGTGCGGACCGGCGGCACGCGCCGCTCGCCCGTCAGCGACCAGCCCACGATCGCCGTCGAGGCGTTCGCGCAGACCGAGACCGCCGCCTGGAACCTCATCCAGACGTGCTGTGCCGCCCTCGAGGCGATGGCCGGCAGCGTCGTCGCCAACGTGAACGTGAAGAACGTCGACGAGGTCGGCGGGCCGGCCAACTTGCCCCATCCCACCATCCCGGGTGCCCGGTACTCGGCCACCTTCCAGCTGCACCTACGAGGAGTGATCCAGCCATGACCGAGGCGAACACCATCGACGTCGTCATCATCCACGAGCACCTGTGCCAGGACGGCGAGACCCTGCACGAGCCGACCGACAAGCACACCCCGGTGGCGCTGGAGCCCGCCGAGGCGCGGCTCGCGATCCACGTCGGGCACGCCGTGCTCGCCGAGGAGCACGAGGCGCCCGCGCCCGCCGACGAGCAGCCCGCCGACGTCCAGAAGCCGAGCATCAGCTCGAAGCCGACGCAGCCCCCGACCACCGAGGTCGACAAGACGAAGGAGCAGGGCCGATGAAGAACCTCGCCGACATCCGGATCTACGGCGACGGCGACAGCGGAGTGTGGGTGGGGCCCAAGACGGCCACCTTCCCCACGTTCCCTGCGCTGCCCGGCGCGAGCGACCCCATGAAGGAGGTCGGCTGGATCTCCGAGGACGGCGCGCCCGTCTCGAAGGACCAGGACAACACCGCGCACAACGCCTGGCAGGGCGGCAAGATCGTCCGCCGTCGCTTCACGAGCACCGAGGACACGTTCCAGTTCACGGCGCTCGAGGAGAACGCGATCGTCATGGGCCTGTGGGAGCCCGGCGCCACGGTCACGACGACGTCGGGCGTCACCCGCCTGAAGCCGGCCGTCGGCGTCCCGAGCGACGAGCGGAAGTGGATGATCCGCTTCATCGACGGCGGCATCGAGAAGCGCTACGAGGTGATCCGTGGCGAGGTCATGGAGCGCGGCGAGCTGCCCCACAAGAACGACGAGATGACGGCCTACCAGTTCACGGTCGTCATGTACGAGTACGAGATCGTCACGAACAACCCGGCGCTCGCCGTCGCCGGGTCCTGAGCAGCTGGTGGGGGCGGACGCGTCGGCCCGTCCCCACCAGCGCTGTTCAGCCCGACGCACCCCTGAAGGAAGCAGCTGACGCATGAGCACCACCGCCAAGAAGACCCCCGCCAAGAAGACCACCACGGCCAAGCGCGCCGCGGCCGCCGGAGCGAAGGCCCCCGCCGACCACCAGGCGAAGAAGAACGAGGCCGACCCGGGCAACCCCGACGACATCGTCTTCGAGTACGAGGGTCACACCTACGTGATCGAGGCCGGCGCGTTCGACGACATCGAGATCGCCGAGCTGCTCGAGGAGGGCAAGAACATCCTCGTGATCCGCCAGATCCTCGGCGCCGACCAGTGGCAGGCATGGAAGGACCGGGCGCGCGGGGAGAACGGGCGCACGAAGGCCAGCGACGCCGAGCCGTTCCTGCGCGCGCTGTTCGGGGCTGCCGGCCAGGGAAACTCCGACTCCTCGTCTGGCTCCTGACGCACCACGACGAGGAGCTCGAAGCCGACTTCGAGCAGTACTACCAGCGCGACCTGATCGACCTGTGGCGCGGCGACCTTTCGCTGCGCAAGGCGGGCGTCCTCGCGGCACAGCTGCCGCGGGGCGCCCGCTGCTGGTCCGCCCTCGGCGACGACCGCGCCGTCTCTGAGGAGTGGCTGCTGCTGCGTCAGATCGACCAGGGCACCGCCAGCGCGAACTGGCAGCGCGGTGGTGGCAAGGGCGAGAAGCCTCGACCGGCCCTGCTGCCGCACGAGAAGCACGCCGCGGCCCTTGAGGCCAACTCCAAGGCCGACCGGGCCGCCCAGGCCCGTCGCCGCCACGAGCAAGCCCTCCGCGCCCGCAAGCGCTGACCCGCCACTATCAGCGAGAGGGGCCCACGGATGACCGCTGCTGTCGAGCTGGCTACCGCCTACATCAGCCTCGTTCCGTCGATGACGGGCGTGCAGGGTGCGATCGCGCAGGAACTCGCCCCGACGTCGGCCCTGGCTGACCGCGAGGGCAAGAAGGCCGGCAAGAAGTTCGCGGGCGGCTTCGGCGGGTCGATGAAGGGCCTCGCGGCGACGATCGGCGGCGTCTTCGTCGCCAAGAAGATCGGCGACTTCGCCAAGGAGTCCGTCACGAGCCTGAAGCGGGTCGAGAAGATCAATGCCCAGACGGACGCGCGCATCGCGGCCACCGGCGGCGCCGCGAAGGTCGCGACGACCGACGTGGTGCGGCTCGCGGACTCCCTCGAGCGCACGACGTCGATGGAGGCCGAGACCGTCCAGGAGGGCGCCAACCTCCTGCTCACGTTCAAGAACGTGCGCAACGAGGCCGGCAAGGGCGCCGACATCTTCGACCGCGCCACCAAGTCGGTCGTCGACCTGTCCTACGCCGGCTTCGGCTCGGTGGAGACGACGTCGAAGCAGCTCGGCAAGGCGCTGAACGACCCGGTCAAGGGCATCAGTGCCCTCTCGCGCTCGGGCGTGACCTTCACCGAGCAGCAGAAGAACCAGATCAAGGCGCTCGTGAAGACGGGCGACACCCTCAGCGCGCAGAAGATCATCCTGAAGGAGGTCGAGTCGCAGGTCGGCGGCGCCGGCGAGGCGTTCCGCGACACGACCGAGGGCAAGATGGCCCAGTTCGAGCACCAGGTCGGGAACCTCGGCGAGACCCTGGCCGCCGGCCTCCTGCCGAAACTGTCAGACCTGGCCGAGAAGGGCCTGGACGCCGTCGCCTGGATTGGGGACAACCCCGACAAGGTCAAGGAGTACGCGTCGATGCTGGGCGTCCTGGTCGGCGGCCTCGTCGCCTACAAGGCCGCCATGATGGCCTCGGCCGCCTTCCAGGCGATCTACGCGGCGGGCACCGCCGGTGCGACGGGTGCGACCTGGTCGCTGAACGCCGCCCTGCGCGCGAACCCCATCGGGCTGGTCGTCACCGCACTGACCCTGCTGGTCGGCGGAATGGTGCTGGCCTACCAGCGCTCGGAGAAGTTCCGCAGCGTCGTCGACACCACCTGGACGGCCGTCAAGGGCGCGTTCTCCACGGCCTGGGCCTTCATCAGCCCGGTGCTGAGCCGCATCGGCTCATGGGTCGGCGCGCGCCTGCCGGCCGCCTTCGGCGTGCTGAAGGCCGTCGGCGGCGTCGTGTTCACCGTGCTGAAGACGCACTTCAAGGTCTGGTGGACCGTCGTCAGCACCGTCTTCGGCCTGGCGCGCAAGGGGATCGGCCTCCTCGTTGACGCCTTCGGCGCCGCCAAGCGTGGCATCTCCGCCGTCTGGGACAAGCTCGGCGACGTGATCGCCCGGCCGATCCGCGGCGCCGTGCGCATCATCAACGGCTTCCTCAACGCGATCGACTCCATTCCTGGTGTCAGCCTCAGCTTCCGCGTGGCCGAGCCCGGCTCGGGCGCGAAGGAGACCGGGTCCGACCGGGCCATGGCCGGCCGGGGCCCCGTCCGCCGCGCGACGGGCGGCCCCGTCTTCGGCGCCGGCACGAGCACGTCGGACTCGATCCAGGCGCTCCTGTCGAACAACGAGCACGTGTGGACCGCTCGCGAGGTCGCGGCAGCCGGCGGGCACCGCGCGGTCGAGGCCATGCGCGCCGCAGTGCTGGCCGGTGGCGGCTACCACCTGCCCGCCTTCGCTGCGGGCGGCCGCGTCGTGGCTGGCACGGGCAAGCAGCACTCCCGCGCCCAGTACCCGTGGGCGTCGTGGGCCGGCGACTTCCCGGTCCCGATGGGCACTCCGGTCCATGCGTGGAAGCCCGGCGTCATCGCGCTCGTGCGCACCATGACGGGGTCTTACGGCAAGCACATCCGGATGAATCACGACGACGGCACCTCGAGCCTCTACGCGCACCTGAGTCGCTTCGCGGTCGAGATGGGTGAGCGCGTCCGCCGGGGCGCGACGATCGGCTACAGCGGCTCCACCGGCAACAGCACCGGCCCGCACCTGCACGCCGAGTTCATGGGCGGCCCCTACAAGGGCGGCCCCGCAGGCGGCGGCGGATCGATCTGGGACACCCTCTCCGGCGCCGCCGGCAAGATCCGCGAGTGGATCCGCGAGAAGCTCACGTCGAAGGCGAACCTCGGTGGCCTCATGGGCGACGCGACCGGCATGTTCGGCGCGATCGGCGGGGACGTGAAGGACTGGGTCCTCGACAAAGTCTTCGACGACGGCGGCGTCGCCGAGGGCACCGGCTGGATGTACAAGAACACGATCCAGCCTGAGCGTGTTCTGAACCCCGTCGAGACCCGGAAGTTCGACGCGCTCCTCGACGGCGCCGGCCGCGGACGCGGAGGCATCGAGATCACCGTGCTCGACTTCGCGATCACCGACTGGGAGTCCGGCATGGCGCGCCTCGAGCTGATGGTCGAGGACGCCCTCGACGGCCTGGTCGACCACGAGCGCCAGCTTGACGAGATGGAGGTCTGATGCAGTCGACGCTCACCACCCTCGCGGACACGATCGTCTCGGAGGCGTCGCCGTCCGAGACCTACGTCGGGCGGCCGACCCTGTCGGTGCGGAACGTGAGCGACCGGCGACTGCTCACGTTCATCGAGGTGCGCGGGCTGCTCGACCGCGACGGGGCGATCGTCAACGCCGCGACCCTCCGGCTGTTCCCGACCGAGGACTTCCCGACCACGACGTTCCACCTGCGGCGCCCTCTCGACACCTGGACGCCGTCGACGGTCCGCTGGAGCCGCATGCCCGACGCAGGGCCGACGACGACCCGCACGGCGTCCGGACAGCGCCGGGAGCCGATGGACCTGGACATCTCCAACTTCGTGACGGCGTGGCTCTCCGACACCCCGAACCGCGGGATCCGCATCGAGACGACGTCGACGGCGGCCGCCGGCCGGTCGTTCTACTCGATGAACGCGAGCGGCACGAACGCGAAGTACCGGCCGGTCGTTCTGCTCGACGTCTCCTACCCGCCCGAGGCGCCTGACGACATCCGGCCGGCCACAGGCACGATCTCGACGCCCGACCCGGTCCTCGCCTGGCGCTACGGCGGCGCCGGCGTCGAGCCGATGGGCGCCTACCAGGTGCAGAGCAACCCGAACAACGTGTGGACGACGCCCGCCCTCGACACCGGCTGGGTCGCGTCGGGCGTGCCCACCCACCAGCTGACGGGCGTCCCGCCTGAGGGCGTCTGGGTGCGCATCCGCCACCGGTCGATCGACGGCCGCGAGTCGCCCTGGTCCGACCCGATTCGCCTGGACTACGACGCGCCCCTGACCTTGACGATCACCTCGACGGACGAGGAGACGTCCGACGCCACACCGACGACCACCTGGAGCGTGTCCGGCGGCGAGCAGTCCGCGTTCCGCGTCCGGCTCCTGAACTACAGCCGCGCCGGCGAGGCCACCGTCGCGGCCGACTCCGGGTACATGGTCGGTGACGACACGCAGTGGACCCCCTCCAAGCCGCTCACCGGGTGGCTCGACGACTACCTCGTGCGCGAGGTGCGGATCTGGGACGACGTCGACCGCGTCCCCAGCCCCGGCGTGAAGACCTACGTGCTCGCCTACACCGAGCCGTTCCTCCTCCTGCCGACCCCGGTGCTCGAGCCCGTGACCGAGCTCGCCGTCGACACCCCGCTCGGGCCCGCCGTCGACGTCACCTGGAAGGGCGTCACGCCGGACGCCTACATCGTCGAGCGACGCATCCGACTCGAGACCGACCCGGACGACGCCGGCACCTGGGAGTCCTTCCGCGTCGAGGTCTCCGACGTGGCCATCGGTGGGGGCCGGTTCAGGTGGCGCGACGTCACCGCGCCCGCGCACCACGTCCTGGCCTACCGGGTGCGTCCCGTGCAGAACCGGTCGATCGGTGACGCGCCGTACGCCGTCGAGACCGTGCTGCGGATGCAGTTCATCTGGCTGGCCGACCCGGACGACCCGGAGTGGCTGCTCGCGGCCGCCGGGCAGGACGCTGGAGAGTTCACCCTGCCGGAGCAGTCCGCCGTCGTCGAGACCCGCGGCGGCGACCGCGTGCACATCATCCACGAGGGGTTCCGCGGGTACGAGGGAAGCTGCAACGGCGAGCTCATCTCCCACGTCGAGGCCATGGGCCTCACGTCCGCGCAGGAGCAGCGGAACCGCATCCTCGAGACGAAGCTCAGCCCCACGAAGGTCTGGCGGCTCGCGCTCTCGGACCTGAACATCCCGGTGATCCTGCGGAACGTCAACGTCGTGCCCCAGCCCGACCACGAGCTGATGTACGGGGCGTCCTTCGAGTTCTACCAGCAGGGCGAGCTGCCCTGGGAGCAGTCGTGACCTACGCATCGGGCCTCACGGCCAGAGAGCTGGACGCCGTCGAGGCGCAGATGCGCCGCAGCTACCGCATGCGGGTGCTGATCGACCTGTACAGCTACCGGCGTCACCGCGTCGCCGGGCTCGCGTCCAGCAGGATCGCCGGGTCCGTGCAGGTCCGCGCCAGCCGCGAGGGGCCGACGCGTTCGCTCCAGGTCGACCTCTTCGACCCCTCCGACCAGCTGAACCTGGGCGACAACGTCAAGGTCGTGCGCCCGAACCGCATGGTGCGGGTACGCCGCGGGCTGTTCGTCGACGACCTGGAGGACTGGGTCGACCTCCCGGTCATCTTCGGGCCCCTCTCGCGGGTCTCGCGCGCGGACGACGTGCTCACGCTCGAGGCGCAGGACCGAGCCATGTTCGCCGTCGGCCCCCGGCCCGCGTTCACCGTCCGCGCCGGCACGAACGTCGGCACCGCGATCCGTCAGATCATGGGCGAGGCTGTCGGCGAGACGCGGTTCCGCATCGCCGCGACCTCGAGGAAGCTGACGAAGTCGCACACGCTCTCGCGCGAGCTCACACCGTGGGCCCTCGTGCAGCGCCTGTGCCGCTCCATCGGCTGGGTCGCGTTCTACGACGGCGACGGCTACCTCGTGTGCCGGCGCCGGTCGACGACGCCGGTGACGCGCTTCCGCGAGGGCGTCGGCGGCAGCCTGACGACCGAGGTGCACACCGGCTACTGGGACGGCGACCTCGTCAACCAGGTGATCGTGCTCGGCGGCGTGATCTCGAAGACGCAGATCACCGCTCAGGCGACGCTGGCAGCGGACCACCCGCTGTCGCCGGAGAACATGCGCGTCGGCGACGTCCGCTGGCCCAAGACGGAGTACATCGAGGACTCCGAGGTCGACTCGTTCGCGGCGGCGACCGAGCTCGCGGAGCGGCGCCTGCGCGAGCTGAGCATCCAGCAGACCACGGCGAGCTTCGAGGCGATGCCGTTCTGGCACCTGCAGGAGTACGACCCGTACATCGTCGAGACGCCGACCGGCCAGGTGACCGCGTCGGTGCAGGAGATGACGATCCCGCTCGACTGCGACGGCATGCAGTCGTTCGGCTTCAACTCGCGCACCCCCCGCTCTCGGCGCCCGGTGCGGATCAAGCCGAAGACGAAGCGCCTCGCTCGCGCCGAGGTCAACGCCGCCAAGAAGGCCGCGGCGGAGCGCCGGCGGAAGAGGATCGCGGCCGCGAAGAAGCGCAAGGCCGCGGAGAAGCGTCGAGCAGCGAAGGCGAGGAAGCGATGAGGGGACTGGTCGAGCGGGTCGAGGTCGTGCCCGTCCGCACGTTCCTCCTCGCGCCTGTCGAGGCCGGCGCGACCGAGCTGGTCGTCGACGACGGCACTCGGCTCGCCGTGCTGGGCGCGCAGGCCGTCGTCGGCGGCCTGCCCTACGACGTGCTCACCGTGACGCCCGGGGGCGGGGAGGACGACCCGGACGTCGTGCTGCTCGCCACCGCGCTGACCGCCGGCCTCGAGGCGGGCGAGCCGGTGGGCATCCTGCCTGCCGTCGAGTACACGCTCGCGCGCGTCGTGCTCGCCGAGCCGCTCGGCGTGCTCGACGACGTCACCGTCGACCAGGGCCTGCAGGGCAAGGTCGACCTGCAGGTCGGCGTGTACGAGGGCGCCGACCGACCGGCAGTCGACGTCGAGCAGTTCGACGGCGAGTGGTTCATCGTGGGCGTCGACGGGCGCGGCGCCGACGACGGCAGCTTCATCGACCCCAACACCACCATCCCGCCGGCCGCCCTCACCGACGGCAACCCGCCGTCGACCGCTCCCACGCTGGAAGCGTTCGCGGCGACCGACTTCGTGGCCGTTCGGCTCACCGAGATCACGAACGCGGACCCCGTACAGGTTCGCGTCCTCGTTTCTACGAATCCGGCTGGACCGTTCGTGCAGGTCGGCGTGATGGAGAACGGCGGCGTGGGAGCCGTTCGGGCCATCAGCGGGGCACCCCTGGCCCAGGGCGTGGACTACTACTTCCGGGCCGCCCCGTTCGACGCCGACGGCGACGGTCCGACCTCGACGACAGTGGGCCCGATCCGTCTGTCGAAGATCGTCCGCACCCAGATCGGCGACAACGAGATCCAGACGTACCACCTGGCCGCTGATGTCATCACCGCCGACCTACTGGTCGCGAACGACGCCCTGATCGAAGCGTTGCGTGTGTCCGACCTGTCAGCGGTCAATCTCGAAGGCGTCAGCATCGTGGGCGGCACCATCTCGATCGCCGAGGGCAGCTCCGGGCAGTACCTCGAGACGTGGTCGGGCCTCGATGATCCGGGCCTCCCGGTCGGTAGCCCCACCCCTGATTGGGTGCTGAGGCGGACGGACCCGAGCCGTGAACGGCTCAAGTTCGTGTCCACCCGCGAGGCCGGCGAGGCGCAGGCCCTGTTGCGTGCGGTCGTGAACGAGCGGGCCGCCGCTGGCGACCGTAACGACTTCGACTTCGTGTACCTGTCGAAGCCGTCCGTCCTGCCGGAGATGTCCCAGGACACCATCGTGACCTTCGACGTCCGGCGAACTGGTGGGGCCAACTGGTCGTTCTTCGCGGGCATGCTGCTGCGGGAGCAGGACCAAGTCCTCGACGGCATCGTCGGCAACGACGCGGTGGACCTGCAGATCAAGGGCCAGGGTCGCGTGCGGCTCCTGGCCGATATCGAGACCGTCGGCGGCCTGGACAACGGCCTGAACTTCACGCTGCCCGTGGCCGTCTGGCACACGTTTGAGGTCGTCGTGAGGGGCTCGTCGGTGTCCTTCGCCGCGAAGCCGCGGGGCGCGACCGCGTGGGCGTACCAGTGGTCGGGGATCATCCCTGGACTGACCCCGGCGCCCGGACGTGTCGGCTTCTACTCGCGGACCGACTCGCACAGTTCCAACGAACCACTCGACGCGCAGCTCGAGTTCGACAACATCGACGTAACTGCGCTCGCAACGGGACTGCAGGTCGACCCGTCCGGCGCGACGCGTGTGTCGGACCTGAAGGTGGGTGCCCTCGCGGTCTCCGAGATCGCCACCGTCCCTGACCCGCTGATGCCGGACCACGCAGCGAACAAGGGGTACGTCGATACCGCGATGGTCTCGAACTTCTCGATGTGGCAGGACACCTCGGGGCTCACCCCCACCGGGTACCTGCGCTTCTTCGGCTCCAACCCGATCGTCTCGGGCGCGTGGTCCATGGCGTCAACGTCGCCTTACGCGTTCACTTGCATCACGCCGGGCGTGTACGCCGTGGTGTGCTCGCTGGTCTGGGAGGCGAACAGCACCGGCCGCAGGACGCTGGTGTGGGAGCTGGATGGTGACGCGACGCCGCAGATCGAACGCTCAGACATGGTGCCCAATGGCTCCTACCCCGTCGGTCAGCAGATCATGTTCACCCGTCGGTTCGCGGCCGGGCAGACAGTCTCGTTCCGCACCGTCGAGACCTCTGGCGTCGTCGGTGAGCTGGACATCTTGCGCCAACGGGTCACCTTCACACGAGAGGGCGCCTGATGCGTGTCGCCCCCCGCTCGATGACCAATCTCAAGAAGGCGGGGATCAGCCTGTGAGCGTCGAAGAGCCGCGGCCAGCAGAGCTTTCGCGTCGAGTTGACGACCTGCGTGACGAGATGCGCACGTCGTTCCGTGACATCGGCGTGCGACTGGATCGGATGCCGACGAACGACATCCTCTTGGCGTACCTCGCGACCCGCGATGCGGAGATGAAGTCGATGGGCGAGAACCTGAAAGAACTGACCGCTGGGCTGGCCCAGGAGCGGGTCGAGCGCATCGCCGCGGTCGCAACCGAACAGCAGGCGCGCGACACCGCGATGAAGGAGCAGGCCGCGCGCATCGAAGGGTCACGACGATGGGGTATCGGCATCGCGCTCACTGGCCTCGGCACGCTGGTCGGCGTGGTCGGGTTCATCCTCAACGCGTCGGGGGGCGCATCATGATCCGCAAGTGGTTGAAGTACGCCCTCATCCTGGCGCTCGTGGCGGGTGGTGCGTGGCTGGTCTTCACGGTCCTGTCCCTGGCCTCGGAGAACGACCAGCTCGAGGGCGTGGACCGTCTCTCGATCGCTGACCGCGCCGAACTGCGCGAGGCCATCAACGAGGACCGCACGAAGATCAACCTGCTGGTCGAGCAGATCAAGGGCCTGGGCGAGGAGCCTGTGGTCAACCCGTCCACGCCCCTGCCGCACATCCTGCGCATCCCGGGCGACGACGGCAAGGACGGTGCCGACGGCAGGAACGGCCGGGACGGGCAGGACTCGACGGTTGCCGGGCCGCAGGGTCCAGGCGCCACCGACGAGCAGGTCGCCGCCCAGGTTGCCGCGTACTGCTCGGCCCGCAACGACTGCACCCCGCCCGCCCCCAAGGACGGCACGAACGGCAAGGACGGCGAGCCGGGCCGCGGTATCGCTTCCATCGGCTGCACCGGCGGCCTGACACCCCAGACGTACACGGTCGTCTACACCGACGGCACCACCCAGGACTTCACGTGCGGCCAGCTGCCGCCCGTCGAGCCGACGCCCGAGGAGACGCCCTGATGTTCACCTACGACCAGATCCTGCGCGCCCTGCGCGCCGAGGGCCTCAAGGTGGTCGAGGTGCCCGGCTCCCGCGGCCGGTGCCGCTGCCACTCCGGCCCGCACAGCAACGGTGGACCGCTCGTGCGGGCGTTCGCGCCGACCGGTGACGTCATGGTCCACATCACCGCCGGCGGGCTCGGCGGCCGCAGCCCCCTGCAGTACATCGCCGACATCATCAACGGCGACCCGAGCACCCCGTTCAAGAGCCAGTTCGTCACCGACCCCGAGGGCGTCGTCTACCTCAACGGCGCCGGCCGGGCGAACCACGCCGGCACCTGCGGATCCCGTGCCGTCGCGGCCAGCCGCAACCAGCAGCTCTCCACGGAGGGCTACCAGGGCAACCTGCGCGGGTCGGACGCCGACGGGAACACCGTCTGGTACGGCATCGAGAACATTGCTGCCACCAGCATGACCACCGCGCAGCGCGCCGCGTCGGTGCGGATCTGCGCCGCCCTGTCCCGCCTCGCGCGCCGAACAGGCCGCGGCTCCATCGGCCACGGCGAGGCATCGAACAACCGGTCCTACGCCGACCCGAACCTCGACATGGGCGCGTTCCGTCGAGACGTCATCGCACGAGTCAAGGCCGGACCGTCCGGCGCACGAGAGAACGGATTCCTCATGGCACTCACCGACAAGCAGCAGGACAAGATCGCCGACCAGCTCGACCTCCTGGTCGACATCGCGAAGGACCTCGCGGTCGGCGCGGCCGGGAAGCGTCACGACGGCCCCGGCGGGGCGATGCTCCGCGAGATCCGCAACAACGTCCGCGCGATCCGCAAGGAGACCCCGCAGGTCGACGTCCAGGTCGACGCGAAGGCCATCGCCGACGCGATCCTCGACCAGCTGCCCGACGACCTCGCATCGCAGGTCGTCGCCGAGCTCGGCGTCGCGCTCACCGAGAAGCGGGTCGCGCAGTGA